AAAGGAATATGAAGAACATTTTTGAAAAGAGGGTAAATATTTTGCCTTATGAATATCCATCTTTATTAGCATATAAGGATGCTATAAGACATTCATACTGGATACATTCTGAATTCAATTTCACAACAGATATTGATGATTATAAGACAAAAATATCTAATGAGGAGAGGGAAGTTATTAAGAGGTCAATGTTGGCAATTGCACAAATTGAGGTTAATGTAAAAACATTCTGGGCTGACTTGTATAAGAGAATGCCCATAACTGAAATTGGTGATGTTGGTATGACATTTGCCGAGTCGGAAGTAAGACATAAGGATGCTTATGCGCAATTATTAAGAATTCTTGGGTTGGAAAATGAGTTTCAGACAGTTATTGAAATTCCTGCCATAAAGAATAGAATTAGTTATCTATCAAAATATTTGGATGGAACAAGGAGCAAAGAGAATAAAATGTACACAAAGTCTGTATTATTATTTTCATTGTTTATTGAACATGTGAGTTTATTTAGCCAGTTCTTGATTATGATGTCCTTTAACAAGGAGAAGAATTTATTCAAGGGTATTTCAAATGTGGTTGAGGCAACTTCAAAGGAAGAAGAAATTCACGGTAATTTTGGATCAGAACTTATCAATATTATTAAGGAAGAAAATCCAGAATGGTTTGATGACGAATTTGAGCAACTGATTGTTTCTGCTTGCCATAAAGCATATGCTGCTGAATGTGGAATATTGGATTGGATATTTGAGCATGGAGAGTTAAGTTTCTTATCAAAAGATACAATTAAACATTTCATTCAGAATAGATTTAACAATTCATTAAATAGAATTGGAATGAAGCCAGTATTTGAGGTTGATTTTACAGAAATTGAGAAGACATTATGGTTTGATGTGGAGATTTTATCAACAAAGGAGGGGGATTTCTTCTATAAAAAAAGTATAGATTACAATAAAAAAAGTAAGAGCATAACAGAAGATGATTTATTTTAAAAAACAAATATAATGAATAAAGAAAAATATTATTGGTTAAATGATGAGAGCAGGCTTTTCTTATCAAGGGGGTATATTAGTGAAACCCCCGAGCAAAGGATTAAAGATATTGCTAATAAAGCAGAGGGGTATTTAAAAATTGATGGGTTTGCTGTTAAATTTGAGGAATATATGGCAAGGGGTTTTTATAGCCTTTCTACACCAGTATGGATTAATTTTGGTAAAGAAAAGGGGTTGCCTATATCCTGTTATGGATCCAATATTGATGACACATTAGATAGCATTTTAAATGCTGGAAGAGAGATTGGTATGATGTCAAAATATGGTGGTGGAACTAGTGCTTATTTAGGTAATATTAGAGCAAGGGGAACTAAAATATCAACAGGTGGTACAGCAGATGGACCAGTTCATTATGCAAGGGTGTATGACACAGTAGTTGATGTATGCAAACAATCAGAGGCAAGAAGGGGTGCATGTGCAGTTTGGTTGCCAGTTGAACATGAGGATATTATGGAGTTTCTTGATATTGGATCAGAGGGCAATCCAATCCAGAATTTACAATATGGTGTTACTGTTACAGATAATTGGATTAATGATATGAAGGGGGGAGACCCAAGCAAGAGAAAGATATGGGCAAAAATTATTCAAAGACGTAATGAGTTTGGTTTTCCATATATTATGTTTAAGGATAACTCAAACAATAATTCCCCCTACAAAGAGTTGGGTATGGAGATAACTGCAAGTAACTTGTGTTCCGAAATTCAATTGCCGACAGATTCATTAAACTCATTTGTTTGTTGTTTAGGTTCATTGAATTTACTTCATTGGGATGAGATAGTTGAGACTGATGCAATTGAGGTTTACACAATGTTCTTAAATGCAGTTATGGATGAATTTATATTGAAGTCAGGTAAAATGGCTGGTATGAAAAGGGCTAATAGATTTGCATCACAGCATAGAGCAATTGGTTTGGGTGTTTTAGGATATCATTCATTATTTCAATCCAAGTTAATACCATTTGAATCTTTGATGGCAAAACAATTAAATCATCAAATATTTAAAATAATTAAAGAGAAATCAGAATTGGCTTCAAAATATTTATATGAAGAGAAGGGATATAAATGTTTAAGAGAGGGTTATGCCAACACAACATTAATTGCTATTGCCCCAACCAAGTCAAGTTCATTTATTTTAGGGCAAGTAAGTATGGGTATTGAGCCAATCAAATCAAATTATTTTATTAAAGATTTGGCTAAATCAAAAACAATTTATAAGAATCCATTTTTGGATATTGAATTGGATAAGTATGGTTTAAATACGCCAGAAACCTGGGAGAGTATTTTGAAGAAAGATGGATCAGTTCAGCATTTGGATTTTCCCACAAAAGAGGTGTTTAAATCATTTATTGAAATATCACCAAAAGAATTGATATTACAAGCAGCACAGAGGCAAAAATTTATTGACCAATCACAGTCATTAAATTTGATGATACATCCATCAGTTCCAGCAAAGGATATAAATCAATTATATCTATATGCTCATGAAGAGGGGGTTAAGACGCTTTACTATCAGTTTAGCCAAAGTTCAGCACAATCATTTGCAAGAAATATTAATGAGTGTGTGAGTTGTGAATCGTAGATTTGATACAATTTGTTAAATAAAAAACCCCCAGCCTATTAGTTTAGATTTGGGGGTTTTTAATATTAGTATTGATTTAAACTTATTTGCCACTCAATGTATCATAAAAATCTTCAAGTTTTGATAAATCAGATTTACTAAATGCAAAATTAGTATTCTCAAATTTATCTTTCATTGTTGAAAGTTTATCCATAATTTTGTTAATCATAGATATTGCTTTTTTACCAGTTGTTGCTTTACTTTCTTTATGGTAGTCCATAAAAAGGCCTTCACTTCCTTTATCTTCAACAATTCTTTTAACTAGTTTATTTAAACCAGCTTCTGTTAATCTTATTGTTCTCATAATTTTTTTTATATAAATATACAATAAATTAAAATAGTTTACAAATTTGTGAAAAAGATATATTTATATTTAAATGAGTTATAATGGCTGAAGGTTTTACATATGGTGTTGATTTCCCTTTTGATACATCTTTAAGGGGTGATGCATTAAAGATGACAGAATATATTGGTGATGAGATAAGAGCGTCATTATTACATTTGTTATTAACAAGAAAGGGTAGTAGATATTATTTACCAGATTTTGGAACAAGGCTATATGAATTTTTATTTGAACCTTTGGATATTGTTTCATTTGATGTTATTGAGGCAGATATTAGAGATTCTGTTGCCAAATACATACCAAATTTAACTATAATAAATATTGTTATTGAACCTTTGGATGTTAGTGAAGAGGTTAATACATCAAAATTAAATATTGATGATTTTGGTTTAAAACCATCTGACAAGATATATAGATCACCGGGTAATGGTACTTATCAAAATACAGCAAAAATAAAAATTGAATTCACATCAAACACAAATGCGTTTGCTGGGAGTGATTTTGTGGTTATAAATATATAATATGGCAGATAGACAAATTTCATATGGCGTTAGAGATTTTCAAGGAATAAGAGCAGAATTATTAAATTATGTTAAAACTTATTATCCTGATTTAATAAATGATTTTAATGATGCATCAATATTTTCAGTATTTCTTGATTTAAATGCTGCGGTTGCTGATAATTTACATTATCATATTGATAGAAGTTTACAAGAAACTGTTTTACAATATGCACAACAGAAATCATCAATATATAATATAGCAAGAACATATGGATTAAAATTGCCTGGGCAAAGGCCATCTTTAACTTTGTGTGATTTTTCCATAACTGTTCCGGTATCAAGTGATAAGCCAGATGGAAAGTTTGCTGGTCTTCTTCAAAGAGGGGCGCAAGTTTTGGGTAATGGAGTTATATTTGAAACAATTAATGATATTGATTTTTCATCTGACTATGATGCACAAGGTAATAAGAATAGAACGGTTATACCAAATTCATTAAATAGTAATATAATTAACTATACGTTAACAAAAAGAGAACCTGTAATTAATGGTGTGACAAAAGTATTTAAAAGGGTTATTACCTCATCTGATGTTAGACCATTTTTTGAATTGTTTTTACCAGAGAAGAATGTTTTGGGTATTACTAGTGTGATAACAAGAGATGGGCAAATTGGAACAGTCCCCCCAAATTCAGAATTTATTGGTGATACTAATAAATGGTATGAAGTAGATTCATTGGCAGAAGATAGGGTATTTATTGTTGATACAACAAAAAACACGGGATCCTCCCCTATTAAAGTTGGTAAATATATTCAAACAGAAAATAGATTTGTATCAGAATTTACTCCAGAAGGATATAAAAAAATTACATTTGGTAATGGGGTTAATACAGCATTGGAACAATTGAATCAATTTACAACAACAGGGCAATTTCCAACATTGCAGAATTATTTAAATAATTTTTCATTAGGAAGAACATTAAAGCCAAATACAACTTTATTTATTCAATATAGAGTTGGGGGTGGGTTAAATACAAATTTGGGGCCAAACACCATTAATCAAGTTGGTGTTAATACATTTTCTATTACTAATGGTAGTCCATCACAACAATCAGCAGTCATTAATTCATTGAGGGTTAACAATGCTTTCCCTGCAATTGGGGGTGCTGGTTTGCCAAGTGTTGAAGAGGTTAGAAATTTTGTTTCATTTAATTTTGCGGCACAAAAACGTGCGGTAACAATAAGAGACTATGAATCAATCATAAGAAATATGCCCCCACAATTTGGTGCACCAGCAAAGGTTTCAGTTCAAGAAGTTGATAATAAAATCCAAATTCTTGTTTTGTCATATGATAATAATGGGAAATTGATTAGTGATAATTCAAGATTTTTAACAGATAACATTGCCAATTATGTTTCAAATTATAGGATGATTAATGACTATGTTGTTGTTTCATCAGCAAAGATACTTGATGTTAGTATTGATGCCAATATCATAGTTGTTCAAGGGTTTGACACCAAAAGCATTGTTGAATCTGTCATATCTACCATTAACACCTATTTCTCACCACAGAATATGCAATTGGGTAAAGATATTAATTTATCTGAATTAAAAGGTAATATTCAAAAATTGACAGGGGTTGTGACAATTTCAAATCTTACAATTAAAAATGAGATTGGGGGTGATTATTCTGGGGATTTTGCAACAACAAGATTGGTTCCTGGGGCATCAAGAGTGATGGTTCCAACTGATGAGATAATTTTTGCTCAACCATCAGAAATATATCACATTAGATATCCAGAGAGAGATATAAGGATTAGTGTTAAAACAAACTCAGGAGTTACAATAGGATAATTCATTTATTTTACGTGTTTAGTCTTTATATTATATACAATAAAATATTTACTTAAAAAAAGGCTTGATGCAAAATACATATAGAATAAAAACCAATATTGGACAAGATAATTTTGTTAATTTTCAGTTAGACCAAAATATTGAATTTCTTGAAATTTTATCATTTAAAGTTAGACAATCTGATATCTATACATTGGATTGTGCCAATTATGGGGTTGTTGCAGGTAGGATTACAGCAAATAATGGTTTTGGATTGGCAAATGCTAGGGTATCAGTATTTATTCCACTATCAACAGAGGATGAAGATAATGCATTAATCAACTCAATTTACCCATATAAATCTATTGGTGATAAAAATGAGGAGGGATATAGATATAATTTATTACCATATGAACCATCTTATGAAGGTCATGTTGCCACAGGTAATTTTCCATCATTGAATGATGTTTTGGCAAAAAACCAATATATTGAAGTTTATGAGAAATATTATAAATTCACTGTAAAGACAAATGATAGTGGTGATTATATGATATTTGGAGTTCCAATTGGGGGACATACAGTTTTTATGGATTTGGATTTATCTGACATTGGGGCATTTTCATTAACTCCCCAAGATTTGATAAGGATGGGCAGAGCAGCAGAGGGTCAATTTAAGGGAAATTCATTTCAAGCATCAACAGATTTGGAATCATTGCCACAAATTGTTTCATTATCTAAAGGGATAGAAGTTTCGCCATTCTGGGGGGATCCAGAAACTTGTGATTCAACAATTAATAGAGTTGATTTTGATTTAAGAACAGATGCTAGTATTGATATTCAACCAACATCAATCTTTATTGGGTCAATATTTGGAACAAATAACATAGATAGCGTTAAACTTAATTGTGGGGTTAAAGAATCTTTGGGGAATTTATGTTTGCTTGAAACTGGTCCAGGACTAATTCAATCAATTAGACAAACAAAAAGTATTGATTCAGATGGTTTGCCCATTCTTGAATTTTATGAATTGGATAATGGGGGTAGAGTTATTGATGGGGATGGTACTTGGGTTGTTGAAATGCCAATGAATTTGGATTATATCATAACTGATGAGAATGGAAATTTGCAAATAACAGAAGATGAAACAATAGGTATTCCAACAAGGGGAAAATATAGATTTAACATAAAATGGGAAGATTCTATTAGTTTAACAAACACAACAAGAAAAGCCAATTTTTTGGTGCCAAATATTAAAGAATATGGGTGGACAGAAGGGGGTGGTAATCCATCAAGTTCTGGGAGTAATGATGAAGCCAAAAAGGCACAAAGTGGTTCATATTATTTTGGACTTGATTGGAAAAAATATACAAACAAGATTGCTGCAATTAATTGTGAAGATACATTTTATGAATTTGAATATAATAAAGTATATACTGTTTCTGGATTGGTTGATCAATATCAGGGTGGGACAAATAAAGGCAAATTTATTGGAATTAAAGAAATTGGGGATAGAAGTTGTGAGCAAGTAATAAATAAATACCCAGTTAATGATGGTGTGAAAAACTTTGATTTGTTTTATTACTTATTTTCAATAATATTGCAAATTATTCAGTTTATTAATATTCCATTAATATTTGGATATCATTTGATTTCTTTTTTGTGGAATTTTATGGCTGTAATATTATTACCAGCAATAATTGTACTTTTGGGTTTTTTCATTAAAAATTATATATCTAATGTAATTAAAAATTATGCAATATCTGTTGCTTTATTTTCAGCAGGGATTATACCAACATTACCAACATTTGCATCATTTTTATTATTCCAAATTAGTAAAGATTTATTACTATTAGGCCCAATTTTATTTTTACTTGTTTATTTGACAATTAATTTTAAAAAAATAGTTAAGAAAAAATTAAAATTAATTCATTTGCCAAATATAACTTACCCAAATTGTGAGTTTTGCATTTGTGATATGGAAGAAGTTGATGTTGATTTAGGTAGTGGAATACAAAACAATGGAGTATTATCTCAGGTATCCAATTATACATTATATTATGATAAGTTATCACAAAATTTTGATTGGAAATTAATGGGTAATATTATTGAGAATAATACTAGTGATAATATAAATTATAAAGATAGTTTTAATTATGAAGATGATAAGCCATTATTATTATTTACTATTGCTCAATCAATTGGGGGTAGGACAGACAACTCATCTGGAATAAATCCTAAAAAAATTGGTGAGACAGATATTAAAATGCCTAGGTCAGATGAATTTCAATTAATACAAATTGATAAAAAAATTAGTATATATAGTGAAACATTGCCTATTGGTGAAAGAATTAATTATTTTAATTTAAGGGAGAATTATTTTTATGAAAAAAATAAGGTTAAAGTTACTTTTGCTAATGATATTATTGAAAATAGAAATAAATTTCATTATGACAATGTAATTGTTTTATTATCTGAAGCCTATTTTGATTCTGGGGATATATTAAGTTTTGTTAATAATTCATTATCAAAAGATCCTAATTTTTTGGTCACCGGAACAACAATTGAAGGTGAGATTATATATGGAGTTAATGGAACAACTAAAATAACAAATACAAATAACATTATAAATGTTAAATATGCAAATACTCAAGATACAGAAGGTAGTCAAACATATAAATTACCATTTATAACAGGAGCAACAAGCACATCGTATTATGCTTCGGATATTGAGTATTTCCAAGTTATTACTGGTATAACATATTCAGATTATATAAAATTATCAGATACAAATACTAAAGGTTATTTACCTAGTGTTTTAACTTCACCTGCTGTACTTAGAGTTAAAATTGGTGGTCAAGGTACACCCGGGGATGAGTTGGTGGTAGATAACCCAATCCAATATTTCAATGGTATTGAAAATCAATATGTTTTAATATTACAAAGAGGAGTTGATCCATATTCTCCAGAATATGATAATAAGTATGATTTGAGTAAAATATTTGGATATGAATTTGGCAATATAATTATAAATAGTGCTACCAAATTAAATATACCAATTCAAAAGTTGAATGAATATGCTGGCAATATTAGGCTTTTAGGTAAAGGAGGTAACTCATCAGACTTTATAACAACACAAACATTAACAAATCAAGAAGATATTTTCTTTGAATCTTACAGTTTTCAACCAGGAATTGAATTTAGACCATATGAATCAGATTCTGTTTCATATTATTCTGGTATATTTGGTCGTAATTCACCAATAACTAAACCTTTTATTATTAAATTAGGCCTTATTCCTACATTAATTAAGTATATAAAAAATTGGGTAAGTGCTGAACCTATTGATTCTGATAATAATTTTTTTATTGTCAATAGTGAACGTGCGGGGAGGGAAAAGGATTATCCAAAGAAGACCCCTATCCAATGGATTGATTCAAAATATAGCAATTCAAAATTGGATTTTAATGGTGGTACATATATGGTTGGTAAAGGTGATGTTGTGGCAAATAATAAATATGATATTAATCCATTTGAATTTGATAATTTCATGTTATACTATTCATATAGTTCGCATTTAGAATTAAAGAATAGAAAGTTATCTCATTCTAATAGTAACAAAATTATTTTAAGAACAGATAGGCTACCAACATCAGATGGTTTAGATGGTAAAAATTGGTATAGTAATGGGGTTGGTATATTACAACAAAATAACTCTTTTACAATATATAAATATCCTAAAAAATCAACAGGAGAAAATTCACCCTTATATATTAATGCTGGTTTTGATGCTGATATTTTGGCAAATGATTTAGAGGGGCTACCAGGGTATGCAAGTGTAAATACATCATTTAATTCTTGTAAAGATTTAGTTCCCCTATCTTGTTATGAAAATAAAAATGATTCAGAAACATTATCTATAACTGAAAAATGTAAGTCAACTAAAAGACAATCTATATATATTAAGGATGGTTGTTACCAATTAGTTAGACGACCTATACTTGATTTATTGCCAGACATTGATGCATTCCGTGAATGGGCTTTTAGGTTTAAATTAAATTATGGTTTATGTAGAGGTATTGTATCAGAAACATTTGTTAATAACTGGGTTAATGGATCTTTGTTTATGCCATCATTTAAATCAAACACTATTGGTGCATATAGAAATAATCCACAATATTGCAAGGATATTGTTTATTATGATAATACAACTTCAAACTTTTATTATAGAAGTTCCCCTTATTATAGTGGAACAACTATGGGGCAATTTGTTGGCAACCAGAATAATTATATTGCAAACAAGTTAAATTATTATAATTTAATGTATCCAACAACCATAATTAATTTGGGTATTAAAAATAAGTTATTAATTGGGTCAAGGGGATTTGATACTTATGGATATATGGTAAATCAAATAAATTATACAAGTTATTCAGATAATTCTGATTTAATTAACATGTTTGTTATGAGTAGGGTTTTGGATTCTAGTATATTGAAAAATCTTAATAAGAATACTAATATAACAATAAATTCATTTTTTAGTAGAAATGGTAAAAAGGTAGATGGTGATTTGGCACAATTAATGTCTATTAATTCAGAATTTGGCGTTGTGAAGTTTTCATCAGAATTTTATTCTTTCACCAATAATAATTCACCATCTTTAATTTTTAGAGAAAAGGGTAGAAATTATATGGGGGTATTTTATTCATCATTGCAAGATGATTTAACCTATAAAGATTATATATCACCTGGTAGGATTGGTTTTAGAGATAGTATTACAAATTCATTAATCCCAAGATATTTTGATATTAGATCACAAGAGGTTCCATTTTATTCTTGGGAATTGGCAGAAAATTCTAATAGCATTTTTGGAACAGACAAGAATAATTGGGGAACACAAAAAGTTGATATTGTTGCAAAAAAGTATCAATCTCTTGAAAGAATTAAACCCAGAAATAATGATACAGCAAAGTTTAGTGAATATGATAGCACAGATTATTTTGTTTCAGACAATTCAGATATAGCATATAATTCACATAGGGGTTATATATATTCTGATATAAATGGTAAATATAATAAAACTAAACAAGAAAATACAAAATTTGTTGTTGGTGCACCATTTCATTTTTATTTTGGAATAAAGAAAGGATTTTCATCTTTGGATAAATTTAAAACAAAATATTTGAATGAATAACTATATTATAGTACCAAGCATTTATAGAAATAAGATTGGGGATGAAATTGATTCACAAATATCAGTTGACCTTGTTAATTCATCCAAAGAATTAATTGAATTTGATAGAAGTGTTAACATAGATTTAAAGGAATTGTATGAGAAGGAGAAGAGTGCATCATTTAAGATACGACCAGTTTATAACATAAGTTATTTATATAATAATATATATTCTGGAACAACAACAACCAAATATGAAGATGAATTAATTTATCCATTAAAATCTTCATTAATCATTCAATCTAAAAATGTTAGAAAGGGGTTATTACAATCTTATGAGTTTGATTTTTTTAGACCAAAAACAACAACTGCTTTTGGTTTTGAAAGCATTAGTGCATTTACATATAATTGGAATTATTATTTAACTTATCCATCTTCTGAAGATAATAAAAAGATATTAAATATTGGTTTTAAGGGAAAAGATTTTGAATGGGTTGCTGGTGATGGCATTCCATTTGTTTCTGAAAATATAACAATTAATGGTTTTAATGTGACAAAAATTATTTGTGGATTAAATCATAATTTGAATTTAGGGGAGAGTGTGATGATTAAAATTGGTAATAATGAATCTTTGCATAATATATTATCATTTGGTGATGGTTCTTTTAATTCTGAAAAGACTATAATTAACATCATTAACATTAATGATAAAATAAAAGGAAATGTATATGGAACATTAAGGCGTGTTACAAATAGTGCCAATAGCGGTGAAACCATTTCAAAATATTATATTAGAAAACACAAAGTTATAAAAGGGGGTGATAGAGTTGTTGCCACAAAAGCAGGATTTCAATCTGGTATTTATGATGGGATAGAAACATTAAGTTATGATGATAATAATAATAAATTCCCAACAAAAAGAATAGGTTCAAATAAATCATATAATTTTACCATACAGGATGAAATTGATATTGAAGGAATTGTTGATAATAGAAACAGACCTTTAACTGAATTATATTTAACAATTTTATTTAAAGGGTATTCTGGGTTTTTTGCATCAAAAAATAAACCAATGAAACAAGGCTGGGATTTTAATAGAAGTGAGTCAGTTAGTGATTGGTGGGATGATAGCAACACATTATCCAATAGCAATATTATGGCAATATCATATTCAGATGACGCAAAATCAAATTTTTATTATTACAATCCCCCCAATGAATTTGATGGTGATTTTTGTGAATATAATGAATATAATCAAGAGGAGATTGTTATTTCAGATTTTTATTATAAAATAAAACATAATGAAAGTGTTTTTAGGGTTGCTGGTTATGATAATAATAAGTCAGGATATTATTATAAGCCACATAATAGAATGACATTAAAGGTATTTTCAAATTATGTTGAATCAGTTGGTTTAACATCAAAAGATAACATCCCAAGCTATGCATTCTATTCAAAATTTGATGCCCAATTTAGGTGGAGAGATATTTATAGTGTTGGTTTTTTTGATGAGAATTCAAATGGGGTTAATTACCCATATGTTAATGATACATTTTATCCATTTTCAGATGTAATATTCAAATTAATACCAGATACTTCTGGGTATGATTTTAATTCATTATTAAATGATGGGAGCGGTGTTGTTGTAAAACCTATTATTGATGAGTGTGAATAAATATAAATTAAGATTACCAAATGTTAATGATTTAACCATAAGCATTCCTGTTAGTATTAATGTGGAAAATTTAGGTCAAGATGATGTTATTGAACAATATGAAGATACAATAATTAGCAATGCAATAAATGATAAGATAGATTACGAGATAGTTAGATTTCAACATAAGGGATATTTTCCTCCAATTCCAGTGTCAGCATCGCCAACACCAACACCAACCCCAACACCAACCCCAACTATGACCTCTACTGTAACACCAACCAATACGACAACACCAACATATACACCAACACCATCAGTTACACCAACTATACAACCATCAGCATCTGCTACACCAACATTTACACCAACCCCATCAATAACACCAACTATAACACCAACAACTTCAATAACACCATCAATAACACCAACCATAACACCAACAACTTCAATAACACCAACAAATACAACAACTCCAACAATGACGCCAACACCATCAGCAACGGAATTAAGATATTATTCATCAAATAATCTAATAGTATTCAATCAAAATTGTAATTCAAATTAATATGAGTTAATTTAACGTATATGCGCCAACACCTGGTAGTGGATGTTCAAGTTGGTTTAATCATGCAACTAGTGGTGATGCTTGTAATTCAATATTTTGCACAACAATACCAACAACTTGTGTGGGGGATTGTGATAAGTTATATGTGACAAACCAAAGAACTCCACAGAGAATAGAGATTAATGATATTATTTACATTGGGACAGATACTGGTTATGAGATATTACCTGAAGGTTGGTATGTTAGCAGTACAAAGGGTACGGTATTCAATATTAATTCAAGTGGTGTTTTGATAAGTGTCAATACTTGTTCTGGTACAACTTATGTTACAGATTTGGATGGGAATTATTATGGTACAGCTACCATTGGAACACAAACTTGGTTTACAGAAAATTTAAGAACAACAAGGTATAATAATGGTGCTGATATTCCAAATGTAACTAATAGTACAACTTGGAGTAATTTAACAATTGGTGCTTATTGTGCATATAATAATAATAATATTGATAATTGTTTTGGGTATTTGTATAATTTTTATGCAACAACTAATCTATGTCCAACCGAGTATAGAGTTCCCACATTGGCTGACTATGCAACTTTATCCACATATCTGGGGGGTAATAGTATTTCAGGTGGGAAGATGAAAACAGAAGGAGTTGTATGGTGGGATAGCCCAAATGATGGGGCAACAAATACTAGTGGATTTAGTGGTTATCCAGCAGGTAGAAGAGTGTATAATGGTAATTTTAATTTCTTTGGGGAAACGGGTACTTTTTGGACTAATACAACAACTGGATGTATTGTTAATTTTGCCAAAATAATTCAATTAAAATATAATAATAATAATTTGGATTTCCAATGTGATGATAAAAACAATGGGTATTCGGTTAGATGTATAAAAAATTAATATAATGGCAACAGATTATAGTTTAAATATAAAATTTAATTTTTTACAAGGAATTGATATTACCAATAATATAAATTGGAAGACAACGTATTTGACCCCAAATAATGGATATATTGAAAATGATGTAAGATTTAATACAAATAGTTTTAATAATTCATTTTTCAAATTAGATTATTATGACACCCCTTTTAGTAAATCGCAAAAATTATATTTTACAACTATATTACAAGCCAGCAATGGAATTCAATCAAATAATTTAATAATTCCAGAGTATTATTTGGATCACGACATTAATACAGAGGGTTTTTATATTTATTGGTTAAGGGATAAGACAATATTTAATCTTGATACTTTTTATGTTAGTGCAACATTTTTCAATGGTAAAACTGGAATGGTTAAAAGAATGTCAAATATTTGCCAAGGGGATTCAAATTTGAGTGATAGATATAATTTAAATGAAGTTTTTGATTTTCATTATAAATTAAAATTGGATTATGATAATAAGACATATGAATATTTTGATATTAAAAAAGATAATAGGATTGGTATTTCTGGATCACCAATTTTATGGTATGAATATATAAGCAGAAAATGATATATAAAATTAAAATATCCCCTGAGTCGGTATCATCATTAATTAAATACTTTGATTATAGTGGTAAGACAATTGGCGTTTATACTGGTATGACAAATATTTTATCAGGTGGGACAAATGGGGCATCAACATTAACAGGATTAACAATTCCTATTTTGTTAACGCAAGATATTGTTGATATGGGGTATTATTCAGAATTTGATGGTGCAATAACACAAAAAGATGTTGCAACAAACTTTGTATTTTCTGGGGAAAATGATAGTAGAATTTGTGTTTCAAATACCTCAATAGTTAAGACATCAACATTGGATTCTACTTATTTGATAGATTGGGGTGATGGGCAAATTGAACAAATGATATCTCCTAAATTGTGCCATACTTATACCAAATCAGATGGGGAATTTACTTTAACATTAACACAAAGAAATAATTTTGGTTCAAACATTGTCAGTAAGACAATAAAAAAACCATTTAAATTAGCTACCATATCAAATCCATTTGGCACAACATCATATATACCAAATGCTGGTCCTTGGAAGAATACTAATATAAATTATGATTATATCTTCACAGGGGATACTGGATTAAAAAAATATTCATACAATGATGTTAGTTCAGTTGATGTGTCTGGTTATACAAAATCAAGATTAAATGATTTGGCTATTTATGGTAAAGATGAATTTAAAGTTGGTAAGTTGGTAAATAAAAATGGTTTTGAGGGAAAATTAACAGAAATTAAAGAAACCATTTTCACAGCATATACCATTAGCAATATTGATTATATTGATTATCAAAATGGAATAACAATATTTAAAACAAATATTAAAAAAGAGCCAATATACCCAAGTCCAATTGTTAAAAATGATTTATTAATGAAGAGCGTTTCTGATGTTCAAATTTTTTCAAATGTTTTTATTGAGAGGGGGAAAAATTCTGGATATGAAAGAGTTCAAAGACTTGGTGAGGTGAGAACTTTGTTAGATATGGAAAAATATGGATATGGATATTTTAATTTAACAAATAAATAAAGAATAAACTATTTATATTAATATAAAAAAAAATTATGGCAATTGGTACATATGGCACGGTTAGACCTAGTGATGTAAATCCTGAAGATGTTGAGATTATAATGGTTTACTCCCCAACCAGGGATCAGAGTGAAACAATTGTGCAAAAAAAATTATCAGCAACTGATATTTTGACCCCTTATTTTGAGGATGCAAATAATGTTGAATTATTGGGGGGTTTATATAAGTTAACATTACCAGCAACAGAATTTAATGCATTGGGTTATTATACTGTTTATTTAAGACCAGCACAAATTAGAACAAAAATTACTGATTGTGGGGTGTTAAGTGCTCTTCCTAATGTTAAGGGGATTGTTATCAATTTGGATAATGTTCCAGCAGACTTTAGAAATAAATTTGCATCACCCCAAGAGTTGGTTGGGTATCGTGTTGAATATTTAAATAATAAACAAAAAGTTCCAAATTTCTTTAGAATAGTTACATCATCTTTTTTTTGTGAACCCATAGTGACAAATGAAGTAAATACTAGTGTAAAATCAATTAGATATAGATATGTTGATAATGACACTAATTTGGTGTTTTTAACATTATCACCAAGTAGTTCACCTTCAAACAAAACCAATGCAGTTCCATTTATTGGGCAGCCAAATCAAGAAATTATTATAACAAATAGTTATTTCAACCCCACAACGCTTGAAATTGAAATGGTTGAACATGATATATCCACATTGGCAATTGGTTTATTTGGCAACCAAACTAAATCAGTTGAAGATGGTATCTATACTTTATATGATACAGCAAATAATATTTACAAACAATATAATTTATTTGAAGTTAGAAACCAATTTACTAATTTATTATATGAAGTTAGACAAGATAGGGGGGATGATGTTGACATAAGTAAAAATTTAGATAATATACTAGAATAATGCCAAAAATAATTATAACAGATTCACCTGGTAGTGGGGTTGGAGTTTTTGATAATATTGTTGGACTTCAAGTTACTGAAGGAGGGGGGTTAACGCTTGGAACTTTTGAGTTTAGGTCATCCATAACAGATGATGCCCCTATTACTTTATATGTTAATTCATTTAGTAATCCAATAACTCTTGAATCTTTAAGTATTGATAATAATAGTAGTTTTAGGGAATTAGTTTCAAAGGAATTAAATGTTTACCCCAACTATGATTTGACCCAAGTTATGGGGTTTACCTTATATGGATCATTGGCAAAAAGATTTTCAGTATCTATAACAAAAATAATAAATTATTATCCAGCATCAATTGATATAAATTTATATGATATTAATTTTAGTACAGGATATACAGCAACAAATATTTTATATGACCAAGTTTTAAATGAAACTGAATTTGATATAAATATTGAAAAAATATATAACCCATTTGGAATTGATTTTTCTAAAAATGCTGAAACTAATATAAAATCTAGGGAAATTGCTATTTCAGAATATAGAAATTTATCAAAATTTTATTTGGATTATGATTTGCAATTAAATGGGGTAAATTATCCCTTGTTAAATTTGGATAAATCAAATAATCTTAATACTGGGGTGTTAAAGATTATTGTTGAAGGTAATCCATTTTCTGGGGGTTCTCAATCAGTTGATTCTTATATCATCAAGCCAAATGATTATTTGTATAATTTGGTATTAAAAACTGATTTTGATGAGATTGAGCAATATATGCTAAATACCATATCCATACCAAAATATACTATGACTTTACAAGTCCCAGAAGAAAATATCAATGGGGAATTTTTGGTATATAATAGGGATATTACATTTCCATTAGATGGTATTTGGAATATTGACATTTCAAGTTCAAGTTTCACCAATTATATAAATGAATTACAAGAAATTGCAGAATACTTTGATAGTGTTAGGACAAATTTAATTTCAAGATTTTTGGTTTCAGACTCTTTGAAAGAATTTGATACATTTGACAGAAGGGTTGAAAGTGTTTTACAGATATATGGTAGAAGTTTTGATGAAGTTAAGAAGTTTATTGATTCTCTTGCTTTTATGAATTCTGTTAATTATACCCCAAAAAATGATATACCATCACAATTATTATCAAATTTGGCAAATACATTAGGTTGGGCAGAGAATTTCCAATTTATAACGGATCAGACTTTAGTTGAATCTTTATTTGGAAATAATAGTGATTTTAAATTTCCAGCATATAATCGTTCACAAACTCCATTAGAATTAAACTATTCTTTTTATAGAAATTTGGTTATAAATTCATTTTACCTTTTCAAATCCAAGGGGACAAGAAAATCCATTGAGTTTATTCTTAAATTATTTGGCATACCAGATGCATTAATAGAATTTAATGAACATATTTATTTGGCTGACCAAAAAATAAATTTAGATAAATTTAATTCTGAATTAGTTAAAATTAATACTGGGTCATATATTGATAATGATCCAATTGTATTAAGTACAACATATCCACTTTCAGGTAGAACATATAGTGCATTTACAGCAAATACCAGAATTGTAAATACCACTAAAGTTAATTACCCCCTTGATGTGACAACAGGTTATCCACAGATAAAAGAAACAGATGATTTTTTCTTTCAGATGGGGGCAGGTTGGTATCAATTAACTCCTGAACATAGAAGTTTACAAGTTAATACCAGAAGGCAAGTTGGGACTGAAATAACTTATGGGGTTGAATTTGAGAAATTAACGTATGGTGAAAAATATTTGGATAGGTTAAGGAAATTTCCATACATTGATGAGGGGTTTAGTTTGGAGAAAGTTATTGATAATAAAAAATCTTGGAATAGTTCTAATTTATTATTAAGAAATTCATCTGATGGGGATTATAATGCTTATTATACTTTACCAGATGAGAGATTATTGTTAAATGTAAAAAATGTTAGTTTATTTTTAAATCCAGCACAAGGATTGCTTTATGATATATGGGTTCAATCAAGAGAAAAGGATTACCCAATTCCGCAATCTGGATTAACATATCCTTATCCTACAACTGGGGGAACAGATTCAACCATAATTAATCCACAACCAAAATCAAAATCATTTTTTGAATTTGCTCAAACTTTTGCAAATGATATGATTAATGTTAGGAATAGGTTATACATCACAGATGGTAAAACCGGGGGATATCCAGTATTACAATCCATATTTTGGAAATATATTGAAGCAAAGATAACTAATAATATTGATACCAATCAATATACTTATGATAAATTAATTGAATATGTGAATGGGATTAACCCAAATTGGATTAATCTTGTTGAACAAATGATTCCAGCAACAACATTATGGATGGGGGGTGTTAAATATGAGAATTCACCATTTCATAGACAAAAATATGCATATAAAAGATTTAGTATAACTGGAGGAACATCACCACAAGTGATAACAACAGGCAATGGTGTTGTGGTATTTGGTTTAACATCAATTGCAGATGGAGACGAGTATATCACTTCACCAATATTTAAAGATATATGCGATAAAAATAATATTAATCTTCTAGTTTATCCATCAAAATCATTTAATGATATTTTGGGTGATAGTATTTCAGAGGCAAAACTTGATTTTAGTGATACATGTTCTAGTGATAATGTATTGACAACTTGGTATGTTGAAATAATATTAAATAATACAATAGTATCCAAAGTTGAGTTTTATAATGGTTTGGGTAGTGATGATGTTCCTACTAGTTCTGCTTGGAATTCAGCAGTTTTAACAGGATTAGAAGGGGTGACCAAATATGATATAAATTATTCTTTACCAAACAATAACAATGTTACTTTTGTTGATTTTGCTTGCAACAATGAAAATACATATGATAGTACATTGGTGATAAACGTTGGTATTGATATAACTTTAATTTGCGAATAATGGCAGCATTTGATTATTTTTTGAGTTTAACAGGCGACTGCACTAATACAAATTCTGGTGCAATACTTCTTGAATTAAGTGGAGGAACGCCACCTTATAGTATTGAATTTATTAATCCATATATTGATAGTACCCCTTATATAACAATAACTGAACCAGTATTAATTACAAGTTTATCAGCAACAACTTATGGGGTTAGAGTGAATGATTCAACTGCTCCAGATAATTTAGAATTTTATTTAAATATTCCAATATCTAGTGGAGTTTGTACCTCAATATTGTCAACAATCAATTCAACATGTGGGGATTCAAATGGTTCAGTAACTGGAACAACAACATCTCTATTTTCAACAACAGATTGTTATTTATATACTAGTGGAAATACCTTAATATCAAACAATATTTTTAATTCGGAGGAAATTATTTTTGAAAATTTAAGTGCAGACACTTATTATATTTATGTTGAAGATATTGGGGGTTGTACAGCAAAAACAGAAAATTTTATAATAAAAAATTCCACATCATTTGATTATGGTTATTTTATTGTTAAAAATTCACCTTGCTTTACTGGATCAACAGGTGCAATATACATAACAGGTCAAACAAATCCTGGGCCTTATAGTTATTTTTGGAACAATGGAGCAACTGGGAATACAATCACAAATTTACCCACAGATTCTTATTCTGTTAGTGTTACAGATGGTCAAGGCTGTGTTAACACCAAAATAATTATAGTTGAAGAGGCAGAATCTATGGGATTATTACAGATAATTCCCACACAACCATCATGCTTTACTGCAACAGGTTCTTTAGACGTTACCATTAGTGGAGGTACTGCGCCATATTATTTTTCAGCAAGTACAGGATTTTATGATATAACATATAGTAATAACATTGTGATTACTGGATTAACATCTGGTACTTATGACATAAGGGTTATAGATGGTGCATTATGTTCACTTGATATTACAACAAGTTTAGTTAGTGAAAATTCTGTTTCAAGCGTTGAATTTATTGGAACAAATTCATTATGTGGCTCATCTAATGGGATTATATCAATTAATATATTGGGGGGAACTGGACCATATACTTATGGGTTAATTCAACCAAGTGGGGATACAATAACAAATACCACAACTTCAACAAATTATTTATTTACCAATTTAGGAACTGGTACATATACAGTTTATATGCAAGATTCTTCAGGTTGTTACTATGATGAAGAAGTGACAATTATTGCTGAAGATAAATTTGAATTAAATTATTCATTAACTGGGACAACTTGTAATTCAAACAATGGTACTCTTTTTGCATATATTACAACAGGGGGCACACCCCCATACGATTTTTATTTGGATGATGTAAATAGCATTTTAGATACAAATTTAACAGGATATACTTTTACAAATTTAAGAGATGGGAATAAGACTTTAAGAGTTATTGATTCAACTGGTTGTGAGCAGATAAAAGTATTAACAATACCCACAAGTAATTATTTGGATTTTTCATTATATCCAACATCATGTGTGAATGGTAATGATGGTACAATAACAGCTTTGATAACTGATGGGTTGCCACCTTTTACATACACTTGGTCAAGTAATGTATCTGGTAATCCACAATCAATATCAGCAACTGGGTTAACTAGTGGTGATTATTCATTAACAATTGTGGATAATAATGGTTGTTCATTAACCAGAGATGTAAGTATAAGTTGTTTTAGTACAGTAAAGTCGTATCAAACATACATTGTTGATTCAAAAGTATTTGGGATAAATTCAATAAATAAATTTGGATTATTAGATTTCTTGAATGAGGGCTTTAGTGATTTGGTGAATATGGAGTTTAGTGGATCAACCACTATAATCGATCCAAAATGTAATTTAAACTCAGCAATCTTCACAACAGAATATACGTTAGAACCAAGTGGTATCACAAGTGGAAATACATTCTACACAGGATATACAAGAACAGATGTTCCAACAGATTCGGTTTATGCAGAATCCATAGTTGATTTGTTGGCTGGTAATACCCTAAAAGGATTACTTGGAATCCCAGGAATACAGAGTGTGTCTTATGACTTAATAACAAATACAATAAACATCATAGCAGAACCAGGAGATAGTATAACCTCACAAGTATTAACCATAAAATTGAAAATAGATTATGATATATCTTGTAAATTATGACAAACATTATTATTTCAAGTATAAGTGGGGCAACTCCTTTAAATATATATGTATCTGATGCATTTGGGGGGAATGAAAACTATCTGGGTCAAGTAACAACATTACCTTTGGTGGTTGATATAACATATGAATTACCTATTATATTTAATTCAGCTCCCCAAGTTACCATTATTATTGAGGATAGTGAAGGATGCAGAACAACAAAGAAATTAAATTGTTATATTAATTGTGATATTGTTTATAGTATAACTGATATTACATCAATTACTCCAACTCCAACTCCAACCCCATCTTCAACTCCAGGGTATATTCCAATTGCCTCATCAAATAATAAAATAACATTAACATCTATAATAGGAACTCCACCATTTGGTATTTATATATCAGACATAAATAGGAATTATGAAACTTATATTACAACAATAACAAATACTGGAATATTACCACTTACCATTGATGTCCCCAATAGATTTTCTGGGTCAAATCAAGTTATTGTTACCATAAAAGATATAAATTCTTGTAGTTATTTTAAAATAATAGATTGTTAAATGGCAACATATAAATTAATTGTAGTAAATATTGATCCAATATGTGAGAATAGCATAGAGAATGAGATAACAGGGGTTACTGCTTGTTCAAGGTATTTCTTACAATTAAATCCCTCATCTCACTCAAAAGGTCCATTTAATTTTTATATTGATACAATTGATAGTGAGCCAATATATAGCAATATAACAAGAGAGCAATTTTTGGCTGGAATAACTCTTGAGATTTTATGCACAACCCCAACTCCAACACCATCTATAACACCAACCCCAAGTATAACACCATCTATAACACAGACGCCAACAAAGACGCCAACACAGACGCCAACACCATCTGTAACATCAACAAACACTCCAACACCAACAAATACCCCAACAAAGACAAATACTCCAACACCAACCATAACTCCAACAGTTACCCCAACAACACCGGAAGAGTATGAGGCTTATTTATTTATTGAGCCAGTTAGTATGAATGTGGAGTTCAATTCTTGGATGTCATCTGGTGGTAGTTTATTTAGGGGATTTTCAAATGGTATTGCTCCATCAATAAGTGCAGCAACATTTAATGACCAGATTAATAGGTATATATCCTTTTCAGGTTGGGGAGCAAATGCACCACAAGTAAGAACAACAAAGATACGCCAAAATAGTGGTGGATTTGATGAATATGGTAATTTAATTCAAGCTTATTTATTCAAGACGCATGAAGTTCCAGCATATTTGACAACAGGTTATTCTTGGTATACTTGGGTTATACCAAATATGGACACAAATAGAAATCTTGTTAGCAACATTGGGGTTAATGAATATGGGGATTCAACATCATTAGTCCCGGTTAATACAAATTTATTATATGCAGAATTAACGGTAATATATAGTGGCTTCACAATTCCACAAAATTATTATCATATATATACAACATTTAGCAATACAAATTTCAGATTAAATAATGATAACAAAATATATTTTAAGGGAAATTCCTTAATACCAGATTTAAATGGTTGCAATTGTTTTGATGTTTATTTGGATCCGTCAACCCCATCAGTATTATCTTGTTATGATGTTTGTAGGGAGGTTGCAAATACCAGAATATGTGGAAAAACAACAACATTTAATGGTGCAAATGGTCAGAAATATTATATTGATTTTCAATCATGTATAAACAATGACGATAGCAGTTGGAATGGGGCAAAGAATTTTAGCATAAACGGATATTGCTATTCAACTGATTCAGTTGGGGTTATTACTGGTTCAACAATATGCCCATCACCAACTCCAACACCAACAAATACATTAACACCAACACCAACTATAACTATGACTCAAACTAAAACCCCTACCCCAACAAGGACAATTACTCCTACTAACACAAAGACGCCAACAAATACAGCAACTCCTACACCAACAAACACATTAACTCCAACACCAACTCCTACACCAATTTAATTTCAACACCAACAAATAGAATAACATTTACAACCATTTAAGTTATGGTTAAAATGTAATTTTATATATTTATAAAAAATAATAAATTAGTTAATGAGTTTTAATTATAAAAATCCTAAATCATCAGTTGTACTATCTGGGCCAAATTCAGTTAGGACAGATTCAAATACCGGAAGCAATTTTAGTTCATTCCAAGTTGGTGGTTTTTACGAGGTTTTTAAATTAAGTGATTTAAATTTTAACATACCAAGTGGTGCAACAGGGACAATATTATATTCAGGAAATACCATTCCCATTGATTTTAGTTATAATGCACCAAACAATTTTCCAAATGTAGTCAATTTATATTCAGATGGGATTTCTTCTGGAAGGAGAAAACTTGGTATGATTGCTTATGTTTATGAGAATAATAAGACATATCAATACCAAATACCAAACTATGAAACATTATTTAATAATGCTATAAATGTTGGTTCTGTTGTAAATATTGATTTTGGTTATCAGATATATGATAATACAGATGAAGGTAAATTATTGTTAAATGCTTGGACAGGGTCAACCATTGAAGGCATAAGTGGAGTAACAAGAGGGGATGCAAGATGGGTTGAGTTCAATCCAGAGATTTATATCACAGGTGGAACATATAGTTCAGGAGATACCACATTATATTTATATGATAGTTCAGGGAATACAATACCAATATCAGGGTTTAGCATTAGTATTAGTGGGGGAACAACGGGGACATCTGGAACAAGTGGTACATCTGGTGGTTTAGCAGGAACATCTGGAACAAGTGGCTCATCTGGTGATCCATTAACTGAATTAGAAATAACAGGAGTTCAGAATAATTCTAATAGAACATTTACAATATCTGAATCTGTTGATATAAGTAATCATTTATTTTTTTATAATGGGCAATTGCAACAATATGGTGTAGATTATACCATATTATCAGGCACAACTTTAGTAATTGATAATGCTAATCCGCCACCAACACCAAATTGTATATTAAAGATATATGGTAGTGTTGTTATTGGTTTTAATGGAACATCTGGAACATCTGGAACAAGTGGTTCAAGTGGTTCATCTGGAACAAGTGGTTCATCTGGTAATCCATTAACTGAATTAGAAATAACAGGAGTTCAGAATAATTCTAATAGAACATTTACAATATCTGAATCTGTTGATATAGGTAATCATTTATTTTTTTATAATGGGCAATTGCAACAATATGATGTAGATTATACCATATTGTCAGGTACAACTTTAGTAATCAATAATGCTAATCCACCACCAACACCAAATTGTATATTAAAGATATATGGTGGTGTTGTTATTGGTGTTAATGGTACATCAGGTACAAGTGGGAGTAATGGAACATCTGGAACAAGTGGTTCATCTGGCAGTTCAGGAACATCAGGCACAGAGGGAACAAGTGGTTCATCTGGAAGCAGCGGAACATCAGGTATAGATGGGACAAGTGGTTCATCTGGAAGCAGCGGAACATCAGGTATAGATGGAACATCAGGCACGTCAGGAACAAGTGGTACGTCAGGTAGTAGTGGGTTACAAGGTATAAGTGCAGGTCAAGTTTATTATTTCAATGAAAGCCAAAATTCAGATGTTAATGGGTATAAAGCCCTATCAATTACTCCACTTGACACACCACAACAAAGTGTTGTTATATTAGTTCCAGGTAATTCAACAGGGACATTAGTTTCAGATTATATAACGCCTGAATTAGGTTTTTCTGTAATACCAGGTGGGACACAAAAATTTCATTTACATTTCTTAAAAACAAATCAAAATGATTTGATGGATGTTTATGTTGAGATACAATTGGCTAATTTTAGTGGACAAACAATTGGACCAATAATAACATCAAATGTTAGTCTTATAAATTGGTTAGATGGGTCAACACCAGTTGAGGCAAATGTTGATATAACTTTACCAACAACAACAATCAATCCAACTAATAGGATGATTGTTAGAATATATCTTAATAATCAACAAGGTTCATCAAAAAATGTTACATATTATACAGAAGGGAATAGTAATTATTCATTTGTTTTAACATCTACTGGTGCAATAGGAGGAACAAGTGGTATTTCAGGTTCTAGTGGCTCATCAGGGACAAGTGGTTCATCTGGGAGTAGCGGTACATCTGGAACAAGTGGTTCATCTGGAACAAGTGTAGCACTTTATTTACTTGAAGCATATGCAGACGTTGTTTATACTTTACCAGGTAGTTTTACTAATGATACTTGTAGATATAGTATTGTGAATAATAGTGTAAATGTATCAAGTGCATGGTTTAATACTTCAACTTATACCTTTACACCACTAAAAGCAGGTTATTGGGAAATTGCGGCTAGTTATGATGTCTATAGAAATGGAGAAGCTAATATGGGAATACAAAAAAATGGCAGTACTATAGGAATAGCGGGTTCAATATCTTCAATAATACAACAAGTAAGAAAAATTTTATATCTAAATGGCTCAACTGACTATGTAAATATTATTAATAATGGTTCTAATGCAAATGCAAGAACACAAGAAGTAACTAGGTCTTGGTTTCAAGCAATATGGTTAGGAGAATAATATTTAAAGATATAGAATACTATTTTTTATAAAGTAAGTGTTTTAGTATATATGTTTTTTTTATAAAGTATATAATAATTTTATATTTTAGGTTTTTTTTAAAACCTTAAAGTATTTATGTATAAGTAAAAAAATAATAATATGCCAACTAGATTAAATATTTATGGTCAGGCCATTTCAACAACGAAGAAAAGGCCGTGTATTGTTGCAACAACAGGTCATATAGTACTATCTGGAGCAACAACACCAACATCAATTGATGGGATTAATATTGATGTTAATGATAGAATACTGGTGTGGCAACAAAATTCGCCACAAAATAATGGAATATACAAATTAGAAACATCAGAATTATTAAGCCGTGATTATGATTTTAATATCAGTGACGATGTTTATACTGGTGTTGAGGTTTTGGTATTATCAGGATTAACATATTCTGGTAAAACATTTTATTTAACAACAACAGATGAGATAACAATTGGAAGTAGTTTATTAACATTTGATATTCTTGCTGGTCAAAATGGAACAAGCGGAAGTTCAGGAACAAGTGGTTCATCAGGAACAAGTGGCTCATCTGGAACAAGCGGAAGTTCAGGAACAAGTGGCTCATCTGGAACAAGTGGAAGTTCAGGAACAAGTGGCTCATCAGGAACAAGTGGAAGTTCAGGAACAAGTGGAAGTTCAGGAACAAGTGGTTCATCTGGAACAAGTGGCTCATCAGGAACAAGTGGAAGTTCAGGAACAAGTGGAAGTTCAGGTACAAGTGGTTCATCAGGTACAAGCGGAAGTTCAGGAACAAGTGGCTCATCAGGAACAAGTGGAAGTTCAGGAACAAGTGGAAGTTCAGGAACAAGTGGAAGTTCAGGAACAAGCGGAAGTTCAGGAACAAGTGGTTCATCAGGAACACGTGGAAGGTCAGGAACAAGTGGAAGTTCAGGAACAAGTGGAAGTTCAGGAACAAGTGGTTCATCTGGAACAAGTGGAAGTTCAGGAACAAGTGGTTCATCAGGTACAAGCGGAAGTTCAGGAACAAGTGGTTCATCTGGAACAAGCGGTTCATCTGGAACAAGCGGAAGTTCAGGTACAAGTGGAAGTTCTGGAACAAGTGGAAGTTCAGGTACAAGCGGAAGTTCAGGAACAAGTGGTTCATCTGGAACAAGCGGTTCATCTGGAACAAGCGGAAGTTCAGGTACAAGTGGAAGTTCTGGAACAAGTGGAAGTTCAGGAACAAGTGGTTCATCAGGTACAAGTGGCTCATCTGGAACAAGCGGTTCATCAGGTACAAGTGGTTCATCTGGAACAAGCGGAAGTTCAGGAACAAGTGGAAGTTCAGGAACAAGTGGAAGTTCAGGAACAAGTGGAAGTTCAGGAACAAGTGGAAGTTCAGGAACAAGTGGCTCATCAGGTACAAGTGGCTCATCAGGTACAAGTGGCTCATCTGGAACAAGCGGAAGTTCAGGAACAAGTGGAAGTTCAGGAACAAGTGGAAGTTCAGGAACAAGTGGAAGTTCAGGAACAAGTGGCTCATCAGGTACAAGTGGCTCATCTGGAACAAGCGGAAGTTCAGGTACAAGTGGAAGTTCAGGAACAAGTGGAAGTTCAGGAACAAGTGGCTCATCAGGTACAAGCGGTTCATCAGGTACAAGCGGAAGTTCAGGAACAAGTGGCTCATCAGGAACAAGTGGCTCATCTGGAACAAGCGGAAGTTCAGGAACAAGCGGAAGTTCAGGTACAAGTGGAAGTTCAGGAACAAGTGGCTCATCTGGAACAAGTGGCTCATCTGGAACAAGCGGTTCATCAGGTACAAGTGGTTCATCTGGAACAAGCGGAAGTTCAGGAACAAGTGGTTCATCTGGAA